TCTGAAGTGACCTATCTGTGACTTCCTCATTACTTATCTCCCTTGGCAGTAAACAGCTCATCGTCCATGTACTTAAGGTGGTCCCAGTCCTCGCTATCTACACGCCACCAAACCTCACACCATGTAAGGAAACGTGGGAGCAGTACGTCTCGGTCCTCTAGGGTCATAAAGCTCCAGAACCAATTACGCTCAGACCTAAGAAGGCCAGGAGGAGCTACCGATAACTCGCGCCAGCTATACCACTCGCCGTAATCATCGATACCCTCAACGTCGATGTCCTTAACAACACCGTCGCTACCATCGTGGGACCAACGCTTAGAGGTAAAACTTCTACGCCCGTCATCACCATCCACCCAAGAAGTCTTCCACTTAAGGTCTCTACCAGGACGAATGGTGAGCTTAACGTAGCTGCCGTTAACGCTCTCCCATATGCGATAGTTAGTCATGATACATTATCTCCTTATCTCGCATAAGATTATGATACTATTATACCACAATCGTTAATGTGATCTACGCATTTGTTATTATGAATTCGTTAAGGTTCGTACGCGGGCGCGGGCGCGCTTAGTATCTAGTATATAGTATCCTTTTAGTTTAAGGATACTAAGATACTATGCACTAGTGTCGCACCAGTTAGGGCCCGGCTGGCCCGCATAAGTCGTCGCATCGCAGCAGTATTAGCCGCTCAGCGCGTAATAGCCCGGATTGGTAGCAGGAGTTCGGCTAGCCGTCGCCGGATAGCGTGTGTGTCGTTAAAAGGATGATGCCCCGGGGCGTTAACCCCAGAGCACCGTACCTTCCTACTTGTTAAACTCGTCGACGATAAACTTGGACAGTTCCTCATCTAGTCTGCCCATCTCTATCGATGCCGGAGTGTTGATATCTTGCTCGTCGTAAGCACCAAGCTTCTCAATGGCTTCCTCAATAGCTGACATCCTGTTAAGGAGCTTGTTGATAGAAGTTTGGAGCTTCTCCTCGTTACGGTCGACCCTGTTAAAAAGCTTGTTGAACTCTTCAGCGTTCGCGAGCTTAGCGTGGTGAGCCTCTTGCTTGATAGTCAGCAAGTCGGATTCAATAACCTCAACGTTAGACTCAACAGTCTCAATGGCGTCAGTGTTATGTCCCACTGCATAATCTGTTCTGCGTAGCATCTTGTTAAGGTCATAGACCTTGACGCTAACATCAGAAACCTTATCGATGTTGAGCATAACAGCTTGCTGGATATTGACGATGACATTAGTAAACAGCTCTCGCATGAGATATCTCCTTATCTCTTATGTTGCATGAGTCCGCACTAGATAGTGCACAAGACTTGTCCTGGTCGCTACTTAACGGCCAGAGGGCTAGGGCCCCCGGGGTTACCCCCGGGTTCCCTATCTCTCCCTCTCTTAGGCTGCCGAGTCGTTAGTCGGCGATAGCTCTCCCATACCTTCGCGGTCCATAGCCTGGAAACTGATAGGCTTCCCTGGGTTATTGGATACCGTGAAATGGTTGAGCACCTTATCGTCAAACCATCGACCTTCGATAGTGTAGACCCCGTTAGCCTCGGAGACGTTAACCGCCCCGAGCTTAGCCTTTTCGGCACCTTGGCAAAGGTTAGACCGTAGCAGGCCCTGCATAACCTCTCCCCAGTTAGTCGGGAGGGTTCCCCCGTTAGCCTGGATAAGGTCAGTAGCCCTAAGCACTGTTGCAATAACTCGCGCCTCTGTACCAGGGCCGAACCTAAGGTCACGCGAGCTAAGGGCATCGATACTGGCTGAGCTAACAGCGGCATTCTCTTCCCTCTTGAGCTTGGCGTAAGCCTTCTTAGCGTCGCCGAGCTTCTTCTCTAGGATGGCTTCCGTTGCGCTGCCTGGCTCTACCAGGGCTAGCTCAGAGCGGATGGCCTTAATCTCGGTGACGACGTCGGACATAGTGATGCTATTCATCTTTCATTACTCCTGCCCGGTTATGTCCCGGGCTATTAGCTTGTCAAAATCCGGGCAGGGCGTTCCCTGACCTTCTGATAGCCATTTCAGCACACAACGCTACGTGGTGCAACCTATTTGTTAGTCTCATTTCATTATGTTGTAACCGGTTGATATTACAGGGTTAATCAGGCTGGCCTTAGGTGTTGGGGGTCTAGCCCCTCCTCTCCTAAGCCAATCTACTTGGCGGTAGATTTCCCCCTGTGCATATAAAGGTTACGGATGTTCAGTTGGGTAGATTGTTATCGACTAGTGAGTAGATTGCTAACCTACTGACAGGTAGATAACGAAACCTACTGGCGGGTAGACTACTGACGGGTAGATAACAATTGACTCGTGGGTAGATATGCCGACCAGGCGGTCAGGTAATGACGTAGGTCAAATCGACTCGAAAGTAGTTTAGCGCATCAGATCTCCACGTTGGTGACCAAAAAAGCGCACCGAATTTTTCGACAGAAAACCATTGATCACCAGTTTCCGTTGTGGTAAAACAGTGGGACAGGAGGTGGTCATGAACCGACTACGAGAGTTCCGCGAGTCAGCGGGTTTAAGCCAGAAAGAACTGGCTGATAAGATAGGCGCTAGCCAACAAGGCATCTCTTACCTAGAGACAGGCCATAGAGATGGCAAGCTGTCAACATGGCGAAAGATATGCGACGTATTAAACGTCAACATGTCTGAGCTATTACCCAAGCTGTGGGAAAAGCCGTAGTACTAATACTATCTTAGTATCCTAGTATCCTTGAGTATCTTTGGATGCTTAAGAACTTAAGATACTTATATAGTATATACTATCGCGCGCGCATGCGCAAGGGGGTTTTGTTATGTGTCCTTTCTGGTGGTGTTTGGGGGACGGGTACACCTGTCTCCACGCTTTGACGATAATGGTGATTGTATGTCTGAGGAGATAGTCCCTCGCTCGATAGATGCAGAGGGAGAGGTTCTAGCGGCGTTGTTGTTAGACCCTCGTTTGATGGACGAGGTTTTAGGCAGGGGTCTTCGTAAGCAAGACTTCTATCTAAACCGACATGGTATGTTGTTTGATGTGATGTCCGAGTTGTATCGGGTGTCTGGTTCGTTTGATGAAGTTATGCTTAAGCAGCGCATGGAGGACGCTAATATCTGGGATGCCTTTGGCGGCGCTATGTTCTTGTCCAAGGTTATGGACAGGTCTGGTACTACGAGCAACCTGTCTCGTTACTGCGACATTGTTCTAGATAAGAGCATGAAGCGCAGTATCGTAGAGGCTGGTGATGCTGTTAGCCGTCTTGGTTATACAGACCTTCCCCCTCTTGAGGCGTTGGACCAGGCTGAGGAGAGGCTTCGTTCTTTGTATAAGCGCAGTGGCAGCGCCGATGGTGTGTATGCCCAGGACGCTATGAGGGAGTATCTAGACCGCGTGGACTCTATCCAGCGTGGTGAGTATGAGGATACTGTGATCCCCACAGGAATCTCATCCCTAGACGAGATGCTATCTGGTGGCTTTAGGCCTGGGTGGCAGGTCGTAGTTATGAGTTGTCCTGCACACGGCAAGTCTTCACTAGCTGTGAACAACTTCGGCATGACTGCGGCTAGGGCTGGCTTTCCTGTTTTGATCTGCTCATACGAGATGAGCGAGATGGAGGTCTACGCTCGCATGGTGGCTGCTGAGTCCGGCGTGCCCGTTCATGTACAGCGTAGGCCAGGCATGGACCCTTATGACCTGTCTCGTGTGAAGAAGGCCGGTGACGATATCGCACCACTGCCTATCATCGTAGAGGGCCCTAAGTGCGGTAGCATCTCCGCTATCCGGCGCGCTGCTAGGCGTATGGCTGTAGAGCATGGGCGCATGGGGATGGTCATCGTTGACTACCTCCAGTTGATGCGCGGCGGTTCATCGAGGCGTGACGGCACGCAGGAGGAGGGCATCGCCGCTAACAGCCGTGGGCTCAAGCTTCTGGCCGTGGAGCTAGGTTGCGTCGTTGTGCTGCTGTCTCAGCCCGTCCTAGAGGCCAAGAGAGCGCGTAAGCGCCCCCACATCTCGGATGCCAAGGGCAGCGGGGCTATCGAGGATGACGCGGACCTGACGTTGATTCCTTGGTTGCCCAGTAAGGTCGACAATGTGGACCGGTCATTGGCGGAGATAGGTATCGATAAATTTCGTCATGGCGCTGCGCGCCATTTAACCCGCGAGGACGTGCGCTTCAGTGGTGCTCGTATGCGCTTTGAGGGGATGTAATGAAAGACTATTACATGGGAGTAGACCCTGGTCAGTCCGGGGCCGTTGTTGTGATCTCCAAGTCTGGCCAGTGGATGGGCACCATACGCCTGTCTGAGCCGTCTAAGGAGATAGCTGACTTTGTGTCCTTTTGGGGGAGCAACGTGCAGCTATGCATGTTCGAGAAGGTGAACGCCATGCCTAAGCAGGGGATAGCGAGCACGTTCAAGTTCGGCACGTCGTTTGGTTTTTGCATGGGGATTCTTACTGCCTGTCGTGTGAGGTACGAGATGGTTACTCCTAACCAGTGGCAGACACGTATGAAGTGCAGGACGAAGGGTGACAAGAACATAACGAAGGAGTTGGCCGGAAGGTTGTTCCCCGATGTGGAGAAGATTACCCATAGGGAGGCCGATGCTATGCTCTTGGCTGAGTATGCGCGTAGGTATTCGTTGGGGATTGAATGAACTACTTTTTTGTTGCCCACATCTGTGCCGTGGCGCTAGCTTGGGAGTCGCCATCTCTTGCTCCCAGTCGGTTCAACACTTGTCTTGAGGTTGGTATGGAGGCCATCGCTGGAGGGGTAGACCCTCCTCTGGCGGTGGCCCTTTCCTTTACCGAGTCTAGGTTTAATCGTGATGCCAAGAGCAACAGGGGTGCTTACGGGCCCCTTCAGATTAAGCCAACTTTCCACTGCCCAAACAGGCGGTTAAAAGGTTGTGACTTGATTAAGGCTGGAATTGGGGCCATTATCCGTTATCGTAATCGGTATGGCTCGGACTGGCTATGCCACTGGAACTCAGGCAACAGGTGCTACCGTAAAAGCAGACGGTTTGCCCGTATTGTTGATAAGAGGCGTAAGCTTCTTAGGGGAGAAAGATAATGGCGACGACCAAGAAGAGTGCACCGAAGAAGGCTCCGGCAAAGAAGGCCACCAAAAAGACAGAGGCATCGCCGGTAGGCCGTCCAAAGAACCTAGTGAAGTTGACAGCCAAGGACGTCCCGTCTGGCGTCTCTGGCATGGTTGAGTCTTTGTCTCATTCTATGGAGCTAGACGCTGAGACGGTTGTTACCCTTGCTCTTCTGCATGTTTACCAGCAGCAGCGAGTGGTGGGTCAGTTCGGGGTTAAGCAGCTTCTTGAGCGACAGAAGGTTTATCTTGTCTAAGAAGGCTACACGGATTGAGAGGCCGGAAGATCTAGACATCGATGTTGTTCCGATCTCCCAGTTTGAAATTGTAGAGGGCCTTATTGCCGAGGGGATTAAGTCCATTAAGGAGAGCCTTGATGTTCTGTTCTTTAACCCTGGCGACATGGACCCGACGCTAAACGCCCTTGCGACGCGGGCAATAGCCCTAACGGAAACCAACGGGCTTGAGTCAGCCTTGTCCGCTGGCCAAATAGGCATGCACAAAAAACATAAGATGTGCATTCCCATTCTTAGGAACATGCAAAAGCGCCTTGAGAACAACGCCCCTGAGGGAGACAAGATTGGCGACATGGACCTAGGCGTGTTTGGCCAGGACATCGTAGACTTCCTTACGGCCATGCATAAGGTTATGAGCGATGGAACAAGCGACAGAAGCCGAAGAAGCTACCAAAAGGCATTCACCTCCCATAAGCCGCTTCCCAAGGTTTAACGCCCACCTGGCTAACGCTATATGCCAGGGCATACGGAACGGATACACCAGGCGCATTGTTGCTAGCAGGCTGGGCTTATGCACGAAGACCGTGGCCAATTGGCTTGACCACGGCTCTAGGCCAGACGCCCATCCTCTTATGCGGCAGTTCTATTTGGACTTCTGTGCTTCGTATGAAGAGGCCACAACGACCCTTGTTGACTGCGTTAAGTTCCACGCGCAGGACGACTGGAAGGCTGCGGCGTGGCTTCTTGAGAGGACCAGGGATGAGTTCCGCAGGTCGCCCCGCATGGAGCGTCATGTGAAAGACGAGCTTGATAGGCTTGCTATCGAGAAGGCTGAGGCTGAGGTTCAGTTTACCCACGCGAAGGTTCTGGCCTTGCAGAAGACTGTGCTAGACCCTAAGGAGATCTTACCAGTCCTTAACGCTGTACTGGAGCCGCCAAAAGAGGAAGAATAGTGGACCAAAGGCTAGAGCAGGAGATATCCAGATGCGCCACAGACTTCCGCTATTTTTGCCAGCACCTGAGCATCGTGGACAAGAAGGGCCGCATGATCCCCTTCACCATGAACGAGGCTCAAGAGAAGTTTGTCTCGCATGTGGAGGAGAACCCATGGACCTACATTCTCAAAGCACGCCAGCTTGGAATGACGACCATGATCGCCGCCAGGTTCTTCTGGCGGGCGCTGTTCACCCCCAACTTCAGGGTGGGTGTTCTTGCTCACAGAACAGAGTCTGCACAAGCGATATTTGAGATATACAAGAGGTTCTATGAAAACCTTCCTGCGTTTCTCAAGTTCCCTACTGAGAAGGCTAACGTTCGCGAGCTATCTTTCTTCCACGGTGGATATATCCGCGTTACTACGGCAAACTCTGAGAACTTCCGTGGAACGACCTACCAAGCCCTCCACTGCTCAGAGTTCGCGTTCTGGGGAGATGTAGAGAGAGCTATCGCCTCTGCGTTCCAGACAGCCGGCCCAAACGCCGAGATATACCTGGAAACCACAGCCAACGGCATGAACGATGCCCACAGGCTATGGCGAGACCAGAGCGGGTTTGCAAAGCTTTTCTTCCCCTGGATGGATGACTCGGCCTATGTGGCCAGCAAGCCCAAGGGTGGGCTAAACCCTAAGATTAAAGAATACGCCAAAGAGTTCGGGCTAACAGAAAAGCAGGCCAACTGGGCGCATAACACTTACATGTCTAAGTGTATGGGAAACTGGAATACGTTCCTCCAAGAGTACCCAGCCACAGCAGAGCAGGCCTTCATATCTAGCGGTGAGACCTTCTTCGACACGGTGTATCCACATGTTCAACTAGAGCGCGGATACAGGAACTACATTAAGCCATCTAAGTTCCGTGTGTACTCTCTCGGTGTTGACGTTGCGTCTGGCTCTCCATCTGGAGACTTCTCGTCGTTCTGCGTTATGGACGTAACAGACAAGAAGGCCCCAACCGTTTGCTCAACCTTCTACGAGAGGATGCCGCCTCATGCGTTCTCTGAGCGGGTAAGGATGGAGGCTATTAAGTACAACGCCCTAGTGGTGGTGGAGTCCAACTCATACGGGCTCTCCGTTCTTGAGCACCTTATGGGCAATAGTTACGCCTATATCTTCAAGCGCACCCAATACGACAAGATGGCTGAGAGGTGGGTTGAGAAGGTTGGGTTCTCCACCAACGTCTCTACAAGACCGGTGATGCTGTCGAGGCTTCATGAATACATATCAAAGAAGTGGCTTGTGCCTACTGATGATAGAATGAAGTTTGAGATGAATACGTTTATCTACAACGACAGAGGCAAGCCAGAGGCCGCTCCTAAGAAGCACGATGACATGATCTTCGCCTATGCGCTGACGCTTATGGGGCTCGACCAAATCGAGCAAGTCAAAGATGACGTTCAGTCCACAAGGCCCAGTAATCTGCGCGAGATGTTGCAGTTTGAACTAAACACTGGCAAGGTCTTCAAGAAAGCGGACGCCAAAAAGAACACCGATAGGTGGGGAGTTCCGCTGTCAATGCCTTCTCTGATGGATACATCAGGGTCGTAATAACCCGCCCATGTGGCGTTAAAAGGAGAGTGCTATGGGTTTTCTTAATGATGAAGAGGTTGGTGCGCTAGGTGACTTTCTCGCTAGTGAGGAGGACTTCACCGAAGAGCAGCAGCCTGAGTTAGAAGCCCAGCAAGATTCGTCCGAGCCCGCTGAGGACGTTAACCAAGAGGCGGAGGCTGGAGAAGTAGAGGCGCAAGGGGAGCCGGAATCCGAGGTGGCTGACAGCGCCGCCCAGGATGACGACCCCACCCCGGGCCACCGTGTCCCGTACGACCGGTTCAAACAGGTTGTCGAAGCTCGCAATGCTTACAAGGATGAGATCTCTCATATGCGTGAGCAAATGCAGCAGCTTCAAGAACAGTTTGATGCGCGCCAACAAGCTCCAGTGGCACCCGCCAAGCAAGAGCCCCAGGATGAAAACGAGGCGTGGTTACAGTCGGTGATCAACGACGACGACCCAGCCTCTAAGGCCTACGCTCAGCAGTTCCAGACCATGGAGGACCGCATGTACCAGCAAGAGGTGCAGATGGCCCGATATGATCTTGAGGCTGAGGTCGCAGAAGCGAGCCAGGCCTTCCCAGGGGTTCCGCGCCAGGTGATGCTACAGGCTGTAGCGAATGACCCTAATGTGTCAGCCTTGGAGGTTGCTGAGGGGTACTCGGCTTTTGTTGCCCAGGTAGAGGAGGCCGCGCTGGCCGACTATATCGCAAACAACGGAATGCCAGAAACCCAGCAGCAATCGGCAGAGCCCCAAGCAGAAGAGGTAAGACGACCGGCGAGGGCCGGGGCAACTGTCGACTCGACTGCCCAGGAGGCAAAGCAGCCCTCTAGTGTTAAAGAGGGTTCCGAGATGCTCAGGGCATTCATGAAGAGTAGCAACCCGTTTATTTAGGAGTAATGCCTTATGGCAGCAAATCAATCAACTCTTTCAGCAATCCTGAAGGAGTTCTATCTTGGACCCGTACAAGAGCAGCTTAACAATGAGATGCTCATTCTTCAGACCATGGAAAAGTCTACTGTAGACTGGAATGGTCGAGTCGCTATTATCCCAGTTCATATCGCCCGTAACCGCGATCCTGTCACTGGTGCTAGCGGCGTTGCTTTTGCGGCTGAGGGCGGCACGCTGCCGACCGCTGGTGCTCAGGGCTATGCTCGCCTTGAGGTTAACGCCCGCTTCCTCTATGGCCGATTCCAGATTACTGGACCTGCCATGTCGGCTGCTGGCAAGGGTGGTGCAAACTCGTTCATTGGCTGGATGGATGCCGAGATGAACAAGCTTGTCACCGACGTTAAGGACACTGCTGACCGCAACATGATTAGCGGTGGTCGATGCTGTGGCTTCATCAACGAGCGACACAACAACGGCGCTGCGGCGACGTATGAGTTCTTCGGCGATGTTGCAAAGCTTGAGGCTGCTCGCGCTGCCGCTGCGGCTACTGCTGGTGCTCCTGAGCTTCGCGTTGATATTGTCCGCATGGACACGTACTTCGCGAACCTAAACGGGGCCGGAACCGCGTTCCTTAGCATTGCTAGCACCGATGCTACTGCTGGCACCTTCACCGCTGGCGCTGGCGCTGCTGGCACAATGGACCTGTCGGCTCTGCCGGCTGGTGTTGCGTGCGCTGTTATCGTCTCGACGGTGCAGGACACGGTGGCGGCTGCTACGGCCTTGTCGTACCTCGACGACGAGCCTCTCGGAGTCTTCGGCAACATTGGTCTTCAGTCTCACTTCGGCGTTGACCGAACGACGGCTGGCGCTGGTGTTACCGGGCAGGACACGCTCCAGTCGACGGTTGTCACGCAGAACGTTGGTACCGGTGGTGCAGGCGCGGGTGATCGTGCTGATATCAGCCTGACTCGAATCCAGGGTGTCTTGGATGAGGTTCTGGTTGTGTCTGGCAAGGAGCCTAACGTCATCTTTATGAACCCGGTTCAGCGTCAGAAGTACGCTGCTCTGTTCCAGCTTACGGCGGCAGGCACCTCTGCTGTCATGAACGTGAACGGCGAAAAGTCGACCACGCTCAATGGCGGGTTCTCTGGGTTGGCTTACGGCGCTCTGCCTATCAAGACTTCTCGTCACGTCCCGAACGGAGGAATGATCTTCCTTCGCACGGACACCTGGAAGATTCTTGAGCTTGAGGCTCATGCGTTTGCTGATATCGACGGAGACGTTCTCCTTCGAGTTCAGAACCAGGATTCGTATGAGGGCTACTACCGATGGTATTACAATACCGTTTGTACGAACCCGAACCAGAACGCGATTCTGGCAGGCCTCACGCTGGTCTAAACCCTCTGCGTAGCGGAGATTAAAGTGCAAGACGTCCTCATGTTGTGCCTGCTCACCCTGGCTATCGTGGGGGCGTCTTGTCTTTTTTTGCTCTGCAAGTTGATCGTCTTGAAGATTGAGAGGGAGAAGCGGGAGATCAAGGCCATTGATGACTATGCGTCTACAGTGGACAGGGCTCCCATCTTGGATGTGATATACGGGGAGGAGGGTTATAATGCAGGATCCTAGATCGTTCGCAGCGCAGGGAATGCTTAATGCGCCGCTTAGTCGCGCGTCCGCCCCTCAGTCTAGGAACAAGCTTGGCGAAATGCTTGGCACGGCGGCTAATGTTGGATTGCAGGCGGCTGGCGGTGCGTTTGGTAGCCAGGCTCAAGACTTTCTTATGGGGAAGATCTTCGGGTCTAGGAACCCCAAGCTACAGGCGGCAGCGCAGGACAATCAGCTTCTTAAAGATCGCCTGTGGGCCCAGATGAACTGGAACAAAGATGTTATGGGTGGCACTTAATAATGGAAGGCTTCCCCCAAAACATCGGTGGCATTATCACCGAGTCTAAGAGCGAGAAGACCTCCGAGCGCCGACTTTGGGATCTATCCCTGAAGTTCGTAGAGGGCAGGCAGTGGCTGTCTTACGACAAGAACATCAGCCAGTTTGTCACCTCGCGTATGAACGCTGAGTCGCAGTCTCGTGTTACGGTTAACCTGCTGCTCAACATTTACCGGAACGTTTTGTCTCGGCTTGCTTTGTCGTACCCGTCGATAGCCGTAATGCCGGCCTCGCCTTCAGCTGAGGATGTGTTTAAGGCCAAGTCTAGCGAGATGGCCTTGCAGTATTACTGGCACCGGGCTGACATGAAGCATGAGATTGAGAAGCTTATTAAGTGGCTTCTTACCTGTGGGACTGCGGCCACCCACACATACTTCTCCTCCGACGAGAGCAACATCGTTACTGAGGTGTACGGGGCGTACGACATCTTCTTTGAGAAGGGCGTAATCCATCCTAACGATAGCCGATGGGTTGGCCTTCGGTCGTACTCTACCAAGCGGGAGTTGAAGAAGGTCTACCCTGAGCACGCAGAGGAGATTGAGCGGTCGTCTTTGCCGGACTCTGAGAACTACGGTCTTATTAGTTCTGGCACCACTAACGAGCCTCCCAAGGATAGGGTTGAGGTTATTGAGGTGTATTGGCGAGACGGTCGCCATGCTATCGTTACTGGCAGCACTTATCTGCATAAGGGCAAGTGGACTACCAAGACGTTCCCTGTTCAGATCTACAGATACACTGAGGTTCCTCGTCGTCTCTGGGGCCTCTCTATGGTTGCCCCTGCGTTGGACTTGCAGTTGCTTTACAACCGGGCACGCTCCCAGGTTATCCACAACGTTGAGCTTATGGGTAATCCCAAGTGGTTGATTCCCAAGACCGCTGGCGTTAGCTCTCAGGCGCTGACCTCGCGTCCCGGCGAGAAGATCTACTACAACCCCGCAGGCGGGGCACCTCAGCAAATTGCAGCAGCCCCACTGCCTGGCTATATGCTGGATAACATCTCACGCATTCAGTCAGAGATGATGGACACCGTTGGTATTCACTCTGTGACTCTTGGCAAGAGAGCGGTTGGAGTCACCTCTGGCAAGGCTATGACAACCCTTTCAGAGAAAGACACTAGCCAGCTTCAGATCACACAAGAGGCCATTGAGCGCGGTGTGACTGAGTTGGGCCGGCTTGTTCTTGAGTTGATGAAGAAGCACTACTCCGAGGACAGGATGATTCGCATTCTGGACCAGTACGGGCAGGTGACCTTTAAGGCCTTGAAGAACACAGACATTGTGGACAAGCCGGAGATCTTCCTCCAGGCCGGCTCCCTATTTAGGGACGAGGCTCAGGATAGAGATGCCAAGGTTATGCAGCTTCTTGAGATGGGCCTTATTGAGAAGGAAGACGCGCTCCAGGAGCTTAGCTTCCGAACTGGGAACAAGAACGTGTCTGAGAGGGCACAGGCTATCGGACATGCTCAAGACATGCTCGATGCTGTTAAGATGGGTGGTCAGATTGAGATCTTCGCATCGGATGATATCGATACCTTTAAGAAGGTCTTTGGAGAATTTGTCAGAACCTCAGAGTTCTACGAGTTGCCTCCGCCGACCCAGGAATACTTGCGGGATGTACTGGTATCTATCGCGACAGCCGAGGCTCCTCAGGAAGAGCATGAGGGGGCTTTGGCGTCCCAGAAGATCTTCCCACGCACCTCTCCCCAGGCTGACCCATCCTCAATTGCGAGGACGATAGCATCTCCTGCATCCCAGGGCGCACAGGCTCAGATCGCCCAAGAGCAGGCAGCTAAGCAGCAGGCTATTGGAAGTATGGCCAGCGCAGAGCGCATGATGACGCGAAGGTCAGAAGGAAACATGTCTAACATTAGGCAGGGCGGAGGTATTCTCTAGTGGCAACCACGGACTACATTGCTAATGTTCTTCGGACCTACATCGACGAGCCTGACCAGACGTTTGTCGACAACGCCCTTCTGACCAGGTTTTTGCAGATTGGCTATCAAGAGTTTAGGAACCGGGTCATGCAGTGTGATCCAAACATCTACGCCACTCAGGCCGTCTACACCCTGAACAACACAACTAGCCTTGACCTGACCACTACCAACCCAGACGGAGCAGCTACTCCCATCCTTGGCCCAACGTCTGTCAACGGGTCACAGCTAGAGATGCTAATTGCTATCTACCGCCAAGAGAGCAACTCCGCTATCCCAGCTAGGATTCTAAACCAGGTCCAAAATGTTCAGGCACTAGAGGCGACAAACAACTCGTTCTTCTTTTCTAACAATAGCGTGACGTTCTCGTACAGAATTAGCGGAACCATAAGAGTCTCTTACGTTCCATCTGCCAACGTAGACTGGACCGCCGCTGGTGGGTACATCGACGACATGACCCTGTTCCACGATCTAATCGCTCTGTATGCGTATAAGCAGTATGCTATTGTTGATGCAGCAGAGAATGGGCCGTTGATCTCCCAGCTAGGGAAGAGGGAGTCAGAGTTCATGCAGTATCTGACATCGAGAACAACGGGTGGGCCCAACTACGTTCAGGATGTTACGTCGTCTATCTTGTTCTTGTAGGAGTCGCTAATGGCCGTTAGGGGTCGAGAGGTAGAGGGAATAGCCGGCGGCATTGAGGCGGCTTCTACGGTAAAGGGCGCGTTCAACCAGAACATGATCTTTCGCCGCATGTCGGCAGAAACTAGAGAGGGCTTTGGCCAGGTTGTAGAGCTTGATACAACCATGAACGCCATCGACTGGGAGGCCGTAGCAGGCTCCGTATTCCCAAACGCTGATGAGCTATGGGGATACAAGAACCATCTTGGGTCTTACTTGATGAACACATCCAACGGCCACAAGCAGGTCGTGAGCGTGTTCTCTGCAAACGTCAGGACCGGGGATAGGCAGTTTGAAAAAACAAACCCTATTGGTTCTACCCCGTCCTCTATCGGCGAGTTTACCTCGATCTATATCGTGTCGATCTACGACCTGACCACAGACCAAAGGTGGGAAGAGCCCATCTATGATCACACATCTTCCTTCTCCCCTGGCGGCTCCCTCGATATGCCCGACTGGCACGGGAACTATGAGTCGTCATACGAGCAGCAGTTCATTCGAACAAACACGGGGTCTGCAACTTACGGCTCTTATTTTGGCGGGGCGTATGTGCTTACCGCCGACTACCAAAAGTGGGTGCATTCCCCAACCCCTGACTCCCCCTTCTTCTTCACAGAGCTAGACGACGTTCTGTACTTTGGCAACAAGCACACGGGCCTACTTGCGTATTACCCCTCTTCCTTTAGAGGCAAATGGCTTGGGGATGGGGAGTCTAAGAACTACGGCACCATGCGGAGGGACAGGTCTCGCCAGGCAGAGACGGTAAGGTTTTTAACCGCCAAGTCTGTTTACTCTGAATCATCCGTTGTTGTTGATGCCATAGCTGTTAATGGGGCCTTTGATGGCTTTGAGTATCTCACTCAGACTGAGTACCCCAAGCCAGTTGGCGCAACATCTATAGACGCAAGGCTGGCGGTGTTCTCCGGCAAGGAGATCTACTTCTCTGATGTCCTATACCCAACCAGCGTTGTTCCAGATAACGTGCTGTTTGTTCCCTCAGAGGAAGACATCACGGCCATAGCCGAGCACACCGGCAACCTGATTATCTTTACAGAGAACGAGACGTGGCTGTTTAGGCCTTCTCCAGGCTTTATTATTACTGGCGGCAATCTGGTCCGCCTTGCTGACGGCATAGGCTGCGCGTCTATGACCTCTGTCCTTAAAGCGTCTGGCACCCTGTTCTGGATGGACAAGCGCGGTTGCTACCGTCTTGGCGGAAGTCTTTCAATTGAGAGGATCTCCGACGACATAGAGCCGTTCTTCAATGACTTTATTACCAACCCGCTAACAAGCTACTACACCACCCTTAACGGGATGCCCGCATACAGCGACATGATCGAGCAAGGCTCTATGCGCTTGCGGTTTGACCCCAAGATGGTTAGCTCCTGCTATTTTGCAAAGATAGAGAGTGTTGTCTTTTGTATCCCAGAGATGGGCGGCGCTCTTTGTTTTAGCTCTAAGGGAGAGTGGGGCTGGTGGTCCTTTGAGAGCAACGCTGTCCAAAGGTACAACGCGGGCAACTTCGAGAACGTCGTAGGAGTGGCCAAAAACATTAGGAACCCCTGGGTTGTGTGTGACAACCAGGAGATGTTCTTGGTTAGCTCGTATAACCAGGACGAGCAGGGCGAGAGGGTTAACCAGGTAGGATACGTCGACACTGGGGATAACCGCCAAACAAGGTCCAGGCCTTACTCCATCCTTAGATACGGAAGGGGAGGGTCGTTAGACAGGAGCCTTGAGCTTGGCGAAGACAGGCGGTCTTTGGCTGGGCAGTGGAGGTCTGTTGACGAGGGCACCACTTACGCCAGCAACAGCGACCACTACTTGTATATAGGCAAGCCAATTCCCATTCCCTCTCAGACGACAATTGGGACCGTTGGAGGATCTCTATCCTTGGCCACGCCTCAGGGCTCTGTCTGGGTTCCTATCGAGATAATCCCCGGAGACAGAGACGCTGCCGGGGCAGCGATTGACTACCATCTGCACAACCTAACGCTGACCTTTTCGTTCGACTCTACTAACTGGGAGACTATCCCTGCTGGTGCTGGTCCACAGGTTGGCGGTGGGTCTGAGCCCCTTTGGTTCCTGCCGCCTGAGAGGCAGTCTATGGAGGCTGGGTGGCAAGTCCTTAAGACTCTGGCGAACACGGTGTCTATCTCTTACGACGGGGCCACCCCTACAACAAACAGGCCCGTGTTTGGATCTGCCCCTCTCAACCTCAACAAGCGTCAGCGCAACAGGGTGATTTACATTCCCTTTAGGCCAAAGCTTAACGGAGGCGTCTACGCTGCCGAGCAAGGCATGAGCATCCAGATATCTACCAAGGATATCCGGGCAATCACCGCCGCCTCTACGTTTGACAGCTACATCCCAATGCGCGCCTATATATGGGAGGAGACAAGGCTTGGGGTCGCCGAGAAGGGGAACAACCACCAGTCCGTCTATGTGGCTACAAGCACCACTCCTCACACAGAGCTTGTGGCTCAGCCAGTTGACTGGGCGTACAAGACTAGGCCCATTGCCGATGAGGGCAAGACCCAGATTAAGGGGCGGGGCTTGAGGATTATTGGAGCGTCGAGAGGCGCTGCCTCTGATCGGCTTATATCCACATGGCCTACTGGTCTTCTGAACACAATATCAGGAGCGGACTACAAAGAGTGGTCGTCACAGGTGGTAGATATTATCCCTGAAGATGACGCGGCAAACACTAGTGGCGAGAAGCCTGCGGTTGTTCTGTCCTCAAACAAGCAAACGATAAGGACTAGGTTTAAGAACGCGTCCACGGGCGCTCTCGTTGGCAACACGTTTAACACAACAAACGGCCCAACGTGGGGCACGCCTGGGGTGGCAAACTCTTACACCTACATAACAGATGAGGAGGAGACTTCTCTTCTTAGTGTTAGCGATGGCATTAGGGGTCAGTCGGTAAGCTACATGATGTGGGGGCACATCCAGAACAAGGCGGAGAAGATCATCCTTCACTCTGCCAAGGTAATTGTAAGAATCTTGGGAGGCGTTAGGAGGCGAGGTCGATGAGCGAGAGGGAGATCATCGACGTTGAGGCAAACACCGGCTCAGACCTCAACCAAAGAACTAGAGAGTCTAGCCTTGATCAGCTGGCCAACCTTGCGTGGAACCGCAACGGCGATCCTGTTAAGCAGATCAAGAAGTCTTTTAACGTGGCTAGGCTTGGATCTGAGTCCAGGCCGTTTACTGCAGACAAGGACTTTACGTCCATGTTTGGCTCTCCATCTTCCATTAAGACAGTCAAGACCTCTTCCATATCAAAGGACGCAACAATTAACGGTGTTGAGTTTGTTGGCACCGACGACAACTCAAAGGTAACCCAGGTACACGTAAGCGGAGGCGCGACGGCTGTCTTTATTGGGTGCACCTTCAGAAGGCAGTCGACTGGATCTGGAGCAAACATGGTTGAGGTTGATAGTGATTCTTTTGCTATCTTTCTTGGGTGTAGGTTTATCAACGGGGTATACCCTATACTCAACAACGCGGTGGTCGGGTCTGTGTTTGTTATTGGCTCCGTTAAGTCAAACGTTAGCGGCGGGCAGTACCACAACGCATCCGGCAATGCGGTTACCCTGCTGGGGTCATTCTAATGAGCCACTCTCATAAAAAATCAATCAGGGTTCTCACCGACGTTCAGATGTCTGATGGCACCGCTGTTGATGGAACCAGGGTAGACAGAGCCCTTGGAGAGTCAGTAGACAGGTTTAACAACCTTGAGCAGGGAGACTTTTCAGAGCAGTTTACAAAGTCTAGCTTTGTTTTTGGAATGCAGCCGTCTCCCATAGTCCCGGTGCCTAAGTCCACTGTTGCCGGCAGCGGATCAAACCTTCCTGGCTTTGGCGACATTAAGTGCGTCATGACAGACGCCACGTCATATCCAATATCTGGCCAGTGGCTTCCTTGGCTCCCCATTGTTAACCAGAAGTATAGCTCTCACGCGACAAACATATCCGGGGCCAACTACCCAGAGAAGTTTGCCCAAGAGGCTGGCTACACTCCGCCAGATGGATTCCAGAACAAGTGGAGGATGAAGGGGACCAACGTTGTTGGCCGCAATGACATACAGCTTGGACCGCCCGACATTCTGTCTGAAGAGATGTCACAGGACCGGCGGTGGCATACTTTGGCGTGGCAAGACGCTTGGTCTGGCAAGGCCGATGTAACAACCTATGACCAAGAGACTTGGGAGCCCAGGCCGGAGAGAGCTTGGCAGTTTGCCTGGTCCCACTCCTGGGAGTTTAACGACCCCGTAATCCTTGATGACATTATGCTGTTTGTCAGGACTGACAAGCCCTGGCCTGAAGACGACAAGTACGCAGCGGGGAGCACCTCTGGGTGGTACGACGCCCCTTATGAGTATAGGTCTAACATTAGGGATGGGGCCGACTTCACTCAGTTTGCAGCCAAGGATGTGATGTTTCAGGTTTCTGTCGACAACCCCTTCTCTACTGAGGAGAGAGAGTACAACGACATTGAGGCCACGTTTAACAGCAGAGACATGGGTGCTTACAAGGCTAGTCAGCAGCCTAACACTCAGATTCAATACTTTGATATGCAGCCTCAGTCGCCTGATTTTAACACAGGGACAAGCACGGGTGATGGCTTACAGGGAAGGATGATTCGGGTGTCTGGCCTTAACATTCCTGTAAGAAAGGGTGCGCGGGTAAGGTTTTCTGTGATCCTCCCGTGGTACGTCCCAAACACAACCTCTGCCGGCTACAATTCTCAAGTATCAATGACAAGAGGAATGTCGCCCAGTAGGTGGGGGGCCAACACGGTTCCTGCCACGGTTATGTCTAAGACCATGGAGCCAACACCTTTTGGCGGCACCAGCCTTATGGGGGCACCCTGGGACAACTGCTCTATTAACGGGTGTCTTACAATCCTAGAGCCTCTGGAAGAATAATGGCCAAGGTAACCAGAAAGAAGATACCCAGAGGGGTAGAGCTAACTCCTGATCATGCCTTCGAGCCAATCGAGGATATGAAAGATGAGATCGTCGCATCTGGAGTTGACGCTAATCAAAGAAAGAGAAAGTACAGCACGTTCAGGCTGAACTTCAACGTGCCCTGGCTGGACTCTAAGTACTTCTACGACAACAGAACTCCTGGCTCTGATGAGCAAAGCTTTGACATAGACGCCCCGTTTTACATCCCGTTTTGCCTGCCTCCTTTGCAGGACGTGTTTGACGGAGAAGACCCCAGGATAACAAAGGGAGTGCCGATCCCGGTGCTTACTTCTGTTGGGCTTTCTTTTGACCAATCAGACGAGCCTGCGGCTATCCTGTCTAAATGGTACGGAAAGACCCCTCTCGCAGACGGCAACCCTGGGGATTACTTCTCGTCGACAGCCGTTCACAATGGATACCAGATAGCCCTGTTTACCGGCACAAACGGCAACCCAGCAGTCGTAGGCACAACCGAGTACGGCGCAGCCGCGCAAACGCCAAGGGTCTTTACCACGCCTCCATTCATGGGGATGAAGAACTACCTTAGGACAGACGCCTACGACATTGAGTTGTCCATTCTAGAGAAAGAGCAGATGTTCTTCTCTAAGGGCTCTGTTGACGCCAGGACATCCCGTGCTCTTACCAAGCCCACTGGAGAGCTATTGTCCCTGTCGTTCCCTGGCACTAACTACATAGCTAAGAGCGAAAGAAGGAACCCTCTTACATACGAGGGGGTTAACAAGGAGATCAACCCATACAAGACGTACATGCTTTGCATAAAGGCCCCAAACCTTCATGACAAAGACATTACGAGAAGAGAGCACTGCGCGATTGTAAACCTGTGGGTAACGCTCAAGTTTAAGATTGAGCTAACGGACAGAGACGCCGGGGATAACATTCAAAACATTCCGGCGCATCGAGGATCTAAGAGCGCCCCCGATGTTACGGTAACAAAGCCAACCGCAGGCAATCTTATTACCGCTGATGACTCTGGAACCCAGGGCGTTGTAAGCGGGGTTGGGCTTGAGGCAATAGACAAACAAGTCAGGAACAAACTGAGGGGAGGCTACGGAGAGTTCTCAATGACTCACCAGGCGGAGGCCGTAAAGCAAGACGCTGCCTATGAGGTTCTCACGGTTCCCCTCGGCCAGGGGTTTGCCTTTAACAGAATGTCTGTAAGGGACGACTACCCATTTGCTCCCTATGTCAGGGGCCCGTTCTACGCTGACTTGCCAGCGGGCGCTCCGGGCGGGCTTGTGCTTAACCCTTACGTCGACAGAAGGATCATCCCGATAACCCACCCCATGACAATCCACCATGTAGTGTTCGCCATGAACTACACCTCTGATAGGCTCTTAATGGCCACAGAGGGGCCGTCAAACGCGTCAGCAGGAAGGTCTGCGTGGAGGAACATGTCGGAGCCAACCGACACTATTAAGTACGAGGTTGGTGTTGGAATGATATCCGGCGTAAGGGGTGACGCATTTAACTACGCTCAGGTGGCGTATTCAACATGGGTTAACAACAGCAGCGCAGAGCTATCGGATGGGCAGATAGATTCTGTTAACCTTGGCCTTCGGGCAGTAGACGCGTTCAACGAGTATAAGCTTTGGTCTGTCCCGCTGGTGCTGGAGACAGGCAAGAACGGCGCAGGGTACTGGTCGCAATATGCGGCAGCGGGCAAGGGGCTAAACGGGAAGCCTTATTACGTTGGAGAGTCCAACACGTATACGCACGCCAGGACAACCATTGGCGGAGTAGGCGGAGCCGCAGGCACGTACGCTTTTTCTGGCGGCGCTGTTGGGGATGGCAATGGGACGGAGCAGTACCTAGAGGTAAGGCTTTCAGTGGACCCAACAAACGCAGGCGCTAACATTCCGTACGCCTTTGACTCAGGCGAGCCAGCAGCAGAAAGAGTTGAATGGCAGTCCACCGCCTTGAGAGAGACTGACTTAGCTATTGGCTATGGCGGGTGCTGGCTATACATTATTGGTAAGAAACACGTTACCTAGGAGACAATCATAATGAAGCCACCCAAAAAGGCCGGAGCAGTTAGTCAAGAAGAGCTACGCCGTGGCGCAGCAACAGACGCCCTTAGATCTCGCTTTACCTCTGAGCTTGAGGAGATCCCAGCGGCCATTCAAAGAGGCGCAGCCCAGGCCGCAGCTATGGGAATGAGAGGCCGAGGCCGAAGCATGGCTGGGTCTGCGGCGTCTAGGCAGGCCATGGGTGACGCTGCTGCCAAGGGGGCAATTGCGAAGACCGAGGTCACCCAGCAAATACAAGAGGCCCAGAAGCAAACCGCCGGTAAAAAGAAAGCATTCTTGGCGGAGATCGAAGAGCTAAGAAAGGCTAAGCGATACGACAAGCAGTCTGTCCAAGAGCTACGGTCTATCTATGGAGATGACCCGGAGATGCTTTCGTTTATTGACGCGCAAGTCGCCAAGGCTCCCAATAAATCTCAGGCCAAAACAGAGGGTGAGCGAAACATTGGCCATGATATTAAAGAGGGCGTTAAGTACCTCAAGTTTTGGTAGGTGACGGATGGCAAGGATTCTCCCAGGATCGCTCGGAAGAACCTTTTCCGGCGTAGATAAGACGGCCAGGCTCTCGCAGCCCATTAGCCGTGCGGCTGCACCAGATACTCCGCATGGCTTTGACGCCTTGGCGGAGACGCTGCAGCACCCTCTTACCAACATGGCTGTCGCAGGCATCTCTAGGATTGGAGATGAGATGGCCTACTCCAAGGCCGTAAGCGAAGAGAAAGAGAGGGTAGAGCAAGCAAGGCAGGCCAGAGAAGAGGCCATGCAGCAGGCTCAAAACATCTCTCAGTACAGGCAGACGCTTGAGCAAAGAGCACAAGACCCAATGCTCCAGTTTGCCATCGAGAACGCCCAGAAGTTTGAGGGAGAGCAGCAGCAGCCCATAAACCTCGGGCCAGTAGGGAACGTCCAGACTGGCATGACAAGCACTGGCGTGCCCACCGCTCAGGCAATGGGCGCTGTGGCAATACCCACTGCTCCTGGCTATATGGGGTACAACCACGAACAGCTACTCAGGATGGGAGAGCAGCAGGCAGAGCTAGATGCTATGCGCCAGCAAGAAGCCGCTGCCATGCAGGCAATTGGTCCTGAAGTTCAGGAGCGGTTTATCCCCAAGACCTCTGCTGAGTTCCAGGCGGCTATGGCTGCTGAGACAGACCCTGCTCGACGACAGCAGCTACTGGCGGAGTCTACACGCGCTGTAGATGTTCAGCCACAGTCTGTAATGCAGGCCCTTACTGGAGCAGCCAAGAGCAAGATCCAAAAGGGAGTAAGGGAGGCAGGCATCGCGGCAGACAAGGCCTCACTTGATGCAGCCAAGCTAGAGCTTGAACAGCAGAAGGCCATGATCAAAGCCATGCTAGATCAGGCCGAGCTTGACCGTAAGCTTGCTGATGATGAGAGCAAAAGACTCAAGCGAGATTCGGAGATCAAGCTTAACGAGGCCAAGCTAAAGAAGTTCCAGCGCAGGATGGCCGCATCTATGCGGAGGGGTGGTGGCAAGAAGTGGTTCCTCGATTACGTCAGAACCAAGTGGGGAGGAGACTTCTCCGCTGCCGTCAAAGACCCTGCCTTTATGAGCGGCCTAGCCAATGCAGCGCCTAATGATAAAGAGTTTAATAGCGCCCGTAAGATCATCGTAGATCACGCCAACAAGACCGGGCTTAAGGACGACTCTAAGAAGATGGCCATTAACAGTGAGATCGCCTCTGTAGATCGCGGCCTGAACAACAACATGTCAGCACAGGTAACGGCTATAGAGCAGCAGGCACAGGCAAGGGGTGCCCTGGATGCAATGACCCCCCTAGTCGCCAACGTACTTAAACGGCCCGAGCCCGGGCAGCGCCCAGTAGAGGGCTTTATTAGCACCACGCAGCCGCTGCCACAGGCTTGGTATGCCGACGGTAAAGTTATGAATGCGCTGGCTGGGAAAAGCGGTGATCTACAGAAGGCAGCCCGAGAGCAAGCGCAGAAGCTAGAAGGGGCGGCGGAGAAGTCTAAAGATCTAACCCAAGGCTATGACAGCTTGCTCGAAAAGCGCAAAAACCTAGACGGAACCTTCTCAAGGGTGGTTCCTCCTGCTCAGGCACAAACCCAACCGCAAGCCCAGCCCATGACTCAATCGCAGGCAGCGGCTAATGCCGGCTACACCATTGAGCTTGAGTAAAGATGCCAACGTATAAAGTCACCGCGCCCGACGGCAGGGTTGTAAGGCTTACTGGGGACAGGCCTCCAACCAAGGAGGCGTTGGATCAAATCTTTGCGGCTGCACCAGACCAGCCCCAAGCCGCCCCAGCCCCAGAGCCACAACCGGAGACCCCGCTCGGTAGACTAAAAGAACAACGCACCCTGTCTCCTGAGCAGATAGCAACTCTCCCCACAGGGACTGCTATCGGGTCTGGCCTTTACGTGTATGACCGCCAGCCCGGTCAGCCTGAGATGACAAGCGCAGAGGGCTTTAGAAGGGCGGCCATGACCCAGGCCCCTACGGTGGCTACGGCTACAGAAAGAGACCCTTTTGGCTCTATCCTTCCTCCGGTGGCGTCCGGCATAGGTCAGCCCAAAGACGCACAGTCTGTATTCCTAGAGGCCACTGCGCGAGAGGCGTCCAAGAGGGACTTACTCAAGCAGCAGGAAGAGGGCATTGGCTCTAGTGCGCTTAGGGATGTTGGTGAGGTTTTCGGAACAGACGTCCTTGCTGAGCAGTACGGGGCTCCTCCTCAGGAGATGGTTAAGACTGATGCAGGCGCTGTTCCTCGCCAAGATGAGGCGTCGTTTGCCAGCGCATTCCCAGGAGAGGTAGCCGCCTGGTATGCAGACCTATTAACCGATCCCGTTAGCACCGCTAGGTACAACCCTGTTGAGGCTGGGCTTGAGGTCATAGGCCTTCCTGGCGTTGCCAGGGGCATCACAAAGCTCAGAGCCATGGGCAAGGTCAAGGAGGCTGATGCTGCTGTAGATGCGGTTAAGACTGCTAACAAGGCAAAGCATGTTGATGATCCAGTCGCCGCGTCTAAGGCTGGTCTTGATGAGCCACCACAGGGCTCAGTGCTAGACGAGCTACTTGAGGGGACGGTGGTCGCATCAGGCCCTGCCATTAAGGCCATGAAGTCTAGGAGCGGCGTGGCTACAGAGGCCCTCATTGAGTCAGCAAAAGCAGACGAGATAGCGCGAGAGGCTAACCCAGATCTGTTCCTGGGAGAACGAAGTGGCGCTCCAGTCAGGACTCTAAGGAAGCAAGACCTAGACAAGCTAAGGCGTGATGGCGCAAGCATGAAGCCCAATATGCCAAGTCATGAGCAGCTTCTTATCGACGCCATGGACAAGGGCCTGGATACGGCAGAAGGCGCAGCCGCCACCGCAAATAAGATTCTTAACAATAACGAAGTGGGAACCCTTCAGGAGGTGGCCGGTCTTTGGTCGAGGCTGGTAACTGTTGCTGACGAAGAGTCTTTGTATAAGACGCTAGCTGACTCATACACCGCTATCGGAGAAGTGGTCCCGGCTGAGGTTGTTAGGGTTGGGAATGATCTGGCACAGGAGATTGTCGACCTATCCGCAGCGGCCAGCAAGGCAGCTACCGTCGCATCCCATAGGCTGGCATTGCAGAAGATGGGCAAATCTGCCACCGCTATTGAAAACCTCATATCAAGAGGCACCGCCCAAAAGGGGGCTCAGCTAAGCCTTGAAGAGACCAGGGCCCTTAACGTCTTTGCATCCAACGCTAAGGCGATCCAAAGCAAAGTCGACGACATACTACTGGCCTCAGCCAAGAGGCAGGGCAAGGACGTTAGCGACCTTATCATCGACGGCACAGGCATTCCGACTAGCGCGAGCGGTAAGGAGATCGACGACCTTATGGCTCAGTACGGGGCGCGTGAGCGCAACGCAGAGCTAGCATCCCGTGCAATCAACAGGCTCAACCCCAACCACGGCTCAGGTGCCAGCGGGTTTATTAAGAACAACTTCATGGCTATATCCACAATCCCTAAGATGATTATGGCCGGGGCAGACCTAAGCTCCAGGCTACGTCAGGGCATCTGGGGACATATCGTAGCGCCCAACGCCCAGATGGAAGGGTGGAAGGCCATGATTAAGTCTGCAAAGCCTGGGTTTGCTGGCAAGGTTCGCCATCCCACGATGCCAGACAAGCTCATCACCTCCAGAGACTACGCTCTCCTTAGCCAGCGCAAGGCCCTTACTGGCATGTACGAGGGCATCTCTAAGGAAGAGGCCGCGCGTGAGCAGGTGATCAACAAGTTCATCAGGATGATGGACATTAGCTTCACTGGTATTGGAGATGCGAGAGATCCTCTTAACGTCATAGCCGGCAAGAAGGGTGGGCTTCTCCAGGGCTTTAACAACAGGGAGGAGCTATTTGTTGGCAACACAACAGGGATGCTGCTTGATCTTCTAGACGCCCAGCTACTGGACAAACCATCCCGCGTTAAAGGCGCTGCTATTACAACAGCCAAGCAGGCGGCTAGCCTCCTTAAGAAGTACGGAGAGTTCTCAGAGCGAACCTTCGCCATCGGGCTTAACCATGACAGGCGCAACGCTGCCATCAGGTTGCTAGGCCTAGAGGACATGAACGCTGACGAGCTAACCAGTGCTTACAATGCGTACATGAAGAGGTTTGGGAAGAAGGGCTTTAAGTCTGTCGGAGATTTGGTCAACATCACATACGGTCGAGGCAACCTGTTAGATCTAGAAAAGGCAGGCTTTTGGAACGCGGCTCTTAACATGATTATGTTTAGCCCACGCTTTGCCATGTCGCGATTTCAAAACGTCCTGTTCCCGTTCATCGACTTCCAAACCCTTAAGGCTGAGAAGAAGCTAAGGTCTCCTGTCCTGGCCAAGATGCTAGACCCTAAGAACTTTGCCGCTGGCGTAGCGGAGGGTGCGGCCATTGGCCTGTCTCCTACAGGAAAGAACAGCAGGCTATTCAAAGCAGCGCGTAAGCTTAGGAATCCAGACTACATCGATGACGTAGACGACATCGTAGTGCGAGAAGCCATGCTGGCATCCACCAGGATTGCTGCTGCTATTGGTCTCGCCAACCTTGCGGGGGATACCTTCTTTGACAAGGAGCTATTCTCCACGGACATGAACTCTGGCAGTGACTGGCTTAAGCTTAAGACCCCGGGAACAAACACGAGGCTTGACCTGCTTGGTGGGCTTCAGGGCCCAGTCCGGCTTATGTCTACCCTGTACACGGGGAAGAGATACAACCTGGCTGGAGATGAGGCCGAGCTAGATAAAGACTTTGGCTACACCAGGTACAACGAGATGGGCCGGTTTATGAGACAGAAGATGTCTCCTCAGGCCTCGTTTCTCTGGGATCGCGTTGTCGGCAAAGACTTTAAGGGTGAAGAGACTGACATTGTGCAGACTGGTGTTCAGTCCGTAACCCCGATTATCCTCCAGGATATGATTGAGTCGGGGCTGGTTCCTTTGCCTAACATGGTTCAGGAGCTATATGGCGCTGAGGGGTCTCAGCTAGGTCTAGACTCTCTTCTTGTCCTTCCTGCCATCTTTGGCGTTGGATACTCAGACATTGAACCAAGGATGAAGTAGCCATGAGAACTAAGCCTAGGCTTGAAGACCTGCACCCGTGGTTGCGCTGGCGTCTTAATGAGTTGGCGGTTGCCCACCGTGCGGCCAATGTTGATACCTCTCTTTGCCTTATCTGGGGTATCAGGTCTGTTCGCGAGCAGCAGGCTGCGTATAAGGCTGGCCGCTCAAAGCTAGACGGTGTTCGGAAGTTTAGTCTTCACAACTACTCTCCGTCTTTGGCTGCTGATGTCTGGGTCTACTCTAATGCAGACGATGAGGATCCTGAGATCTACGAAGGTAGGCCCAAGAGAAGCGACGGGCTAAGCCTTGAGCTTCTACAGAAGGGCAGCCTTAAGAGGTGGTACATTCCTCTTGGCAAGCTAGCTGAGGACATCGGCCTAGAGGCAGGGGCCTTGTGGCGTACATTCAGGGACGGGCCTCATGTTCAGGTGCCTAAGAAGCAACGCATGAAGCTTGTGCAGGAGGCCCTTAACGCTAAAGGCTTTGATGTTGGCCCCTCTGATGGCATTATTGGGCCACGCACTAGGGCGGCTATTGCAAAGGCCAACAAGGAGGCTGGGATCTTGGGCACGTTTAAGTCAAGGCTTATGCCCGTTCATCCTGACCTTTGGGCGTGGCTTCACGCGGAGGATGTCGCATGATTGGCACTCCCCCATGGTCACCTTATGGGAGGACTCAGACAGGGGCGGCTAGCTCTCCTGACGCAGGCCCTACTGGTAAGTCGTACGAGTTTGACGGAGTTGATGACTACGTGTTGGCCAACGGCGCATCCGGTGCTGTTGACTTTAACAACAGCGCACACTCCGTGTCTGTGTGGACAAAGGTGCCCCCCACAACAGACCCGCTGTCTGCTATCTGGGCGTTTACCAACACCTCTGCTAGCAACTCAAGGTACTGGCTGGCTATCACCGCAGCGGGCGCGGTTAACCTGTACGGATGGAGCAACTCTGCGGGCGTTTACCTTTTTGGAGGAGCGGGCGGGGTAAGCGTTGGGTCTGGCCTTGACGACAACGCATGGCACCACATTACCGTGACATACGACGGAGCAACCGCGCTCAAGATATACATAGACGGGGGTCCGGCCTCTACCGTTGTCGTGGGCGCTGGGACTCTCGACTCTGACACCTTCTCTTTTGGCGCGAGAAGGGTAAGCGGAGCAACGGGCTACGCTGCCAACTGCTTTATTCATCAGGCCAGTGTTTACTTGGCCGAGCTTACTGCGTCTCAAGTTGCAGCCGTTTACAACAACAACCGGCCTGTTGATGAGACGGCCCTTGCTCCATCGCCCCGCTACTATTACAGGTTTGGCAACGGAGACATGCTGTTCCCGACCCTAAAGAACTACGGGTCCGGCACAGGGGATGGCACCGCCTACAACATGCACCCGAGTGCAATAGTGGACGACCAGCCAGCAGGCATGAGCTACCTGTTAGACGGCGTGGATGACTACATAGAGGCTGATGCGGTAGCTAGCTCTGGAGGAAACTTCGACTGGCAGACTGACGCCCAGACGGTGGCTATCTGGTTTAAGACAAGCACCACTTCTCAGCAGGCGCTTTGGTCTTTCTCTAACAACGACAACCACGAGTACTACTACCTGCAAATTGAGGGCGCTTCTGGTGGCACCCCTGCGTACTTTAAGGCTATAGGCAGCGCGGGGTCGTCTAGCAACGTTGCCTTGTTTGGCAAGGACGACGCCGACACGAGCCCCAACGGCGCAAACAAAGAGGTCTGGGTTAACTCCACTGACACTAACGGCATCGACCCCACAGATGGCGAGTGGCACCACATTGTTATTACATACGTAGGAAGCAGCAGCACCGCCCAGGCTGTTAAGCTATACGCTGACGGCAACTACGTGGGATACTCCAAGTCCAGAAGCAGCGCCCTAAACGTGAAGGACTTTACTATTGGAACCTTGCGTTATGACGGTGGCTCTAGGATCTCCCAGAGCTTTTCTGGGTACATCTCCCAGGTAAGTATGTGGACTAGCGAGTTGAGCGCATCTGACGTCACCGCCTTGTATGGCTCTGGCAACATGCCTGACCCTCGCACGATAGGCACTCCTCCCCAGCACCTCTACCGGTTTGGGGCTGGAGACAATAGCTTCCCAACCCTTGTTGACTATGGGTCTGAGGGAGACAATGGGACTGCTGAAAACATGATAGCGTCTAACGTTAAGGATGATTCACCGCCATGATCTTACACTACAGGGTCTACCTAGCAGAGGAAGTAGAGTCTCACATGGGGACTCCTGCATGCGTCACCACAAGCCCCCGATACACACTGGATGGCACGCAAGCTATCCTCAAATTTACCGAGCCGGTTGACGGGTGGATTGACCATGCCGCAGCCCTCGCACTAGTTCAAACTTCAGCATGGCAGGAGGAGCCATCATGAGTACAGGTATGCCAGAGCGACAGCAGGCCAACTTCCCAACAGCAGACCAGCACTTTGTTATTGTGAAGATTGCCGCATCTTACACCCCTCCTGCTGCAGCGGCTAAGGCAGATCTAATGCCAGCCGTAAGGGCAGCGGTGGCAGTGGTTGCTAATGCGCTGTCGTCTCCTACATGGCCTAAGCACCCCAAGTCTTTAATCATCAGCAACGATGACTCTGCTGCCCCCGTGTACCTTAGTAGTACCAACGGGACTCACGCCGCAGGAGAGGGCATGGTTATCCCTGCCGGGCAAAGCCTGTTCCTTGGGTACCGAGAGGACGCACAGTCGCCGTTGCAGTACACGGCTGCTGCTGACTTTGCTGTGGCGGTGTTCTTCTAGTGGGCGAAGAGTTCCTAGGCACTCTGGCAGAGCAGGGGATACTTGGTATCTTCTGTATCTTCCTTATCTATCTGCACATGCAGAGCGATAAGAGGATGGCTCGGCTAGAGGAGAAGCGAGAGGCTGACCAGAAAGAGCTAGACTCTGTGCTGGATACTATCGCTGCCCATGTTGAGGAACTCCTACGCATCACTAAGGAGAGGCTGCAAGACGAGAAGCTTGAGCGCATGGTACGCCAAGGCTCCAGGGTAGCAGCTAAGACTAAGACGGGAGAGGCTCGATGAGCAAAAGAACTCCCAGGTCAGACGCTGCTGATTTGCTTTTTAATCAAGAGGCATTGACTAGCGCCAAGGAGCTCCCTGGCTACAAGGGCAGGGAGATGTTCTTCAGGATTACCCCGGAAGAGTTTCTTTCTGTGAGTGAGAAGATATCTAGCCCGGAGCTTAGCGCGAAGAAGAAGGATGCCATCAAGGCGGCGATTAAGTCTGGCCAGCCATTGAGGGACATACCGTTCCTTAAGATCGATGAGACTGGCAGGGTTGTTGGTCACGAGGGGAGGCATCGCGCATTGGTCCTGCAAGAGATGGGGTACGGAGACATGCCCGCCACCCTTACGAGCAGCAGGACTAGGTTTAGCGAGCAGGTAGACCCTTCTAGGTTTGACTACTTAGAAGATCTGCCACGCACGATTAAGGCTCAGGCTGGTGCGGCTGATGAGGCCGCGTCTATCGCGGTGCCTTACGAGACATCAGGGCCAAGGCGGGGGCTGCTGAAGAGCCTAGCTCCCAAGGCTCTGGCCACAGGCGTAGCCGCCAAGCTCATGCTGGGGGGAGCGGCCAAGGCAGCAGGACTACCTGGAGTGGGCGAGGTCATCGAGGTGGCAGGGCGTGAAGACCCAAGCCTCCAGCAGTTCTTCCGAGACGAGTCGTTGTTTTCTGAGGAGAACATCACCGGAGCACTCGGCCTGCCCCAGCGCAGCCAGATGCCGGTGTATAGCATGGACCCAGCGCGAGAGAGCGCAGCGCGAGTCATGCTCAGGACAGGCAGGAAGAACCTGAGGCCCGCCTTTGATGAGCCTGCCATCACCGAGCAAGAGATTAAGTACGTCAAAGACAAGCAGGCCAAGAGGCCTTCGAGGAACCCATGAGCGAGCCACTTACATTAGAAACCCTTACGTTTGACAGGCTAGCTGTCATCATCTGCATCTGCGCTTTAGCTTCGTCCTCGCTAACGCAGGTGGTTAAGGCTATGTTCAAAGCGAGGAGCCTATCCGATGCAGGCATCAGGCGACCTCTCCTCCGCGCTGTATCTGTAATCCTTGGAGGGAGCTTCGGATACAGTGTCGGAGGATTTACACAACTCGGTGCCATCATTGGCATTGGGGCTGGGTCACTAACCACCTTTGTGGTTGCTCAGATCCGAGCTAAGATCAAAGCAACCACACAAGAAAAGGAAGACTTCTGATGGAGTACTTAATCCCAGCCCTAACAGCGGTGTGCGGGTTCTTCTTTGTTATGTGGAAGAGAGCTACCATAGACAGGGACAGGATTGAGCGCAGGTCCAGGGCTATCGCTGAGACTAAGAAGCTCAAGCGACACACCTCTACTGTTATGCAGCAGGCTATTGACCTTCGTGACGCTAAGCTACTAGAGCTAGACAAGAAGCGCATGAGAAGAAAGAAAGAGCTTGAGCTAGCAGCAGCCAACATCGCTAACACAACATCGGCAGCAGACGTAGCCGCTGCTTGGAACCAGGAGTTTTAAGATGTCTAGCTGGAACTGGAAGGGCTATAAGTATAGCTCAAAAAACCCCCATGTAGGGCGTAGCGGCTCCCCCATCCCCGCCACTGTGGGCAAGGCTAGGGCTTGGGAGCGCAAGAACAACCCAACAAAGGTGGCCACGATGGAACGGGCGGCTCTGCAAAGCAGGATAGCTGCCGCTAAAAAGAACCCGTTTGGTAAGTCTAGGGTTAAGAAGCTTGAGAGAGAGCTAGCGTCCGTTAGGGGGGGTGGGGCAAAGCCCACGGAATCTAGTGGAATGGATACTTTCGTAAAGAGCTTCAAGTACGATGAGGCAATCAGAAGGTACAAGAAGCTTCACGGCAAGATCCCAACCGTTGATCAACTTGAGCAGTTTGTAAAAAGAACCAGCCCAACCAGCGACAAGAGGGTGGCCAAGTACGAAAAGCTTACCACTGAGTACAAAAAACAGTACGGCAAAACCCCAACCGTTGATCAGCTTGAGTCCTTTGAAAAACACAAAAGTACCGGGGGCAAGCAAGACAAGCCTGGCCGGGAGAAGGCTTCCCCACCGCCTAAAGTGGCCAAGAAAGAGCCAGCGCCAGCCAAGAAGGCATCCCTTAAGGGAGCGCCCCGGCCTGAGCTACCCAAGAAGAGCGACCCTGAGTACAAGGCTAAGCTGTCTAAGTTCCGTAAGTGGTATACCGCCAACCGAGCCAAGCCCAAGAAGAAGAAAGTTGTCCTTACAAAGGCAGCGCCTATCAAGGCAGCACCGGCTAAGGCAGCGCCCAAGAAGGTGGCAGACCCTACCGGACTAAAGGCTCGCATCGCACAGAAGCGCAAGACAGGTCAGCGCATCCCCAAGTCGTGGCTTAAGGCTGAGCGAGAGAAAGACCTTAAGGTAACCAAGGAGAATCTCGCAGAGGTGCAACGAGGCCGCAAAGAAATGGCAGAGCGCAAGTCTAGGATTGCTGCGGCTAACATGAAGGTCACCAAAGAGAACTTGGCCGAGGTCCAGCGCGGACGTAAGGAGATGTCTGAACGCAAGGCCAGGGTATCAGCCGACGCTAGCCGACGACGGGATCAGCGCCTAGCCAAGCTAGACCCTCTGGTAAAGGCCAGGCAGAAGGCAGAGGTAGCCCGTGGCAAGACAGAGGCACAAGAAAGAGTCGCTCGCATGAGAAAAGATGCGGCTGAGCGAGCCAGGCGTAAAAAAATGCAGGCTAAGATGTCTGCCCTACCAGGATTCAGGAGATAACAATGCCAAAGGTTGGTAACAAGAAGTTCCCCTACACGGCCAAGGGGAAGTCTCAGGCTCGCCGAGAGGCCGCACTTAGGGCCCGCAAAATGGACCAAAGCAAGAGGCCAAGAACCGAGTCATCCTTTAATGTTGAAAGGGAGTACGCTCAACAAGCTAAGGACCAGTCATCTTTTATTAAGGGCGAGGCCAAGAAGGACAGGGCCGGTGCTCGCAAGATGCTTGACCGTATGGCGGATAAGGCAGTGGGCGACGCAAAGGTTGCTCGTAGGCTGGTCGATTTCAAGAAGTCTAAGCGGCCTAAGAAGCAGCCATCAAAGGAGCAGCTTAAAGAAACTCGCTATCTTGCTGACGCCAAGGCTGCACGAGAAGGGCTACTGGACCTAACAGGAGCCAAGGCCCCTCCTCTTCCTAAGAACTGGCGCACGCTCGATAAGAACAGTGGCATTCGTCAGCTATTCCGAGAGTGGTACAAGCAGAACCGTGGCAAGAATGCCAAGACCAAGAAGCCTAAGATTAACCTTCGCAAACAACTCGCCCGGTTCGAGCGGGCTACCGGACAGAAGTGAACAAGAAGCAATGCCCCTGGTATCAAAGGCTCAAGCTGCTTGGATGAAGAGGAACCATAGGTCTATGTACGACCGGTGGCTAAAGCACACCTCTAAGGAGGAGCTTAGTAGACTCCCTCTCCGGGCTAGGCAGCAGGCGGCTAAGGACCAGTTGCAGAAGAAGAAGCCAGAGGTATGAGCAACTATACCAACCCTTCTCTTAGGGAGCGGATCAAGAACGAGGTTATGGCTGGGTCCAAAGGCGGTAAGCCTGGACAGTGGTCTGCTCGTAAGGCTCAGATCCTAAACGCCAGATACAAGAAGGCTGGCGGAGGATTCAAAGGCCCTAAGACTAAAGCGCAGAAGAGCTTGTCGAACTGGACCAAGCAGGACTGGGGGTACAGCGGCAAGGGGAAGGGGGTCTATCTTCCCAAGGCCAAGAGGCAGGCGCTTAAGAGCACGCCACAAGGCAGGAGGAAGTTGGCCCGAGCCGAGGCCGCTAAGCGCATGGCAACCAAGAAGGGTAAGCAGTTCTCCCGTCACGGCTTAGCGGCGGGGACTAGCAGGTCTTGATCACCTGGATCTTAACAGCGCTCCTGTTAAGCGCACCGTGCGAGCTAGCTGAGCCCATCGAGAAGGGGGCCACAGCGCATTGCAGCGGGCTACTTATACCCGTGCTTGAGGCGCGCGCGTGTATGCGCGTGAAGGCCGTAGAAATGCCCCTGTGTAGGGCAGATCTCGACCACTGCATAGAGGCCAAACAGGCGGAGGGCCAGGCTTATACCAAGTCCCTGTCTGCCTTAGGCCGTCAGTCACAAGAGTTAGAACGATTACTATCCAACGCGTTAGAGCCTGAGCCTTGGTGGCATGACCCTTATGTAGGGTTCACCATCGGCGTAGTCACTACCGGGATAGTCGCGTTCACCTTGTCTGTCGCCAGATAAAAAAAGGGCCCCGATACATTCCTAGTTACCCCGACCACGAGGGGGGCTAGTAAATGTATCGAGGCCCAACAGGGCAGCCTTCATCAGGTTACCGTGCGCCCTGTCATCGCTCTAGTGTCTCACACCTATAGCACAAGCCAGGCTCATCAGTATCAGCATCTAGTATAGCTGGGTACTCGTGACACTCATGGCAGTTAGGCGGGTCGGCAGGAGCCCGGTCGTATCCCGTGGCATAAAGCCGCTGGTACCTAGAGTTATGGGTTGGCTCATAAGGATCATACCTCATCGACCTTCCTCCTTATGCTTGCTGGGGTAAAGGTTAAGCAGTTGATTCTCAAACAGGCCAGCCTTAAACGAGGAGTACTCCCTGGCTTGTGTGATGTCGCCCCTGTCGATAAGCGACACGATGGTAGCGAACGCATCAGCAGCAGCCATAATATCCTCAGCATGGTCACTAGCCGAGGGGAAGTAATCAGGGTGAGGCTCTACCTCTACCTCCCTCTTCTCTCCCCTAGTCATAGGCTCGTGTCTTTCATAATCACTCATAGTTATCTCCTAGAATGGAATGTCATCATCATTAAACGTGCCCTGCTCAGGCGGTGGAGGTGGCTGTGGGTTACGGCGCTCAGGCTTACCATCGATAGGCCAGTACTGCTTAGGCTGTACAACCTCGCCCCATTCCTTACGCACAGTCTCTACGCGAACCTTAAGGCGTGCGCCCTTGAGTTCCATAGGGTCATCCCAGTCTGGGCGGTTAGCCGCCGTGCTCATAATGCCAAGCCACTTACGGCCCTGACGCAGTGAGTCTACCCGTGAGTGATAGAACAGGAAGTAAGCCTGGAACTGCTTACCAGAGAACTGCCCACCCTCTACCTCAAAGACGACACGCACGTTCTTGGAAGGGTCGCCCTCTTTAATGGTGCCATTCCTAACCCCATCGTCCCCAACCTCTGAGAGATAGTTGATAGCCTCGGAACTGATTTGATCAGCCGATGTCTTAAGGTCTTTGATGTATGCGTTCTTAATCACGCAGTCATAAGTACCATCAGCCACAGGCCCGAACTTGTTATCGGGTGAATAGTCAGTTGCATAGTCGCTAGATCGAAACCCCATTACTCATTCCTCCATGCGCTGTAACGGCGCATACCTTCTTCACTGTTAATATAATCAAGGAGACGGCTACGTCCCTCGCTGTCCATGCGGCTAGGTCGGTGCCTGCCCATGCTTTTACACCACGAGGCTACGTCTTCGTAGGTAATCCCGTGGTCACTTAGCTCAGCACAGAACGCGGCTTGGTCTGAAGGCCAGTTAACGTCCTTGGGTGGCTCAGGCATAGCCCAGATAGGGAGGGCCGGCCTACGAACGAACACCCACTTACCCTTAACGTTGATCTTAATGTAGTCAACGCCGGGCTCCTTAGCTGAGTAGTGCTCTACCGTATCGTGCCACTGAGTACCCAGGCCATAGAGATACCTGCCGATCCCCCACTTAACAGCAGCACGCTTGAACGCGCCTGAGTAGCCTCCCTTAATGGCCTCGATGTTAGTGTTCTCGGCACCGTCACGCTTCCAGATCCACTGATCTTTAGAAGCATCCCAGATACCAATCGAACACATAAGGCCACCATCAGGACCAGGACTATACTCGTCCTGCCAATTGCTAGGCCCGACAACTGAGTCGAGCCTATCCATCACAGCCCTAGCCGTCAGGTAAGCAAGCAGCGTGCAGCTAGGCGGGGTCTTACTAGACGCCTGCCCAACACGCCACTCTATCTCCGACGGGTCAAACGGTACAGCTAGTGCACCATAGTCAATTGATTTCATCATCTCTCCTAGTCACCCAGTAAGCCAGCCATAAGGAGGCGGTTAAGGATGAGTTGAATACATACTCTGGCTTATTGTGGATGGAGAGAGCCCAGAGCCCAGCGCCATTGCTAACAAGGCGAACGCTACCGGACTCCTCCATCTTCTTAATTACCTGGAAGTCCTCAAGCATCCTTGGTTGGCTTATCCTTAGTGGCCTGGATCGCTAGCTCATTGTCGCTAAGCTTGGCACTACGAAAGAACAAGCCACGGTTACGAGCAGCACCATAAGCTTGGACGCGGAACGATTCGATATCGCACTCAAAGTCCTCGCCCTTAGTGACCTTGTAGATTTCCCCGTCAAACAAGGAATCCCAGTCATACTTAGAGGCACGCATAGTCTTGGGCCAGTTATCAAGTGTTGCAGGCATCTTATATACTCCTTATCAATGCTGATAATAATCAACGTTAGGGACGTTAGTGTCCCAGCAAGCGCGGCAAGGGCCGCATTTGTTATCGCGAGATTTAGCCTCGCACTTAAACCCAACGCCGGAATCGACGCTAGATGTATGGACCATGCCCTTAAAGGCACGGAGTTTGGGTGGAGGGCTTCCGATCTTAACACCGCTGATTCTAACACAGAGGTTATCAGGGAAGCTACCGTATTCATTAAGGTACTTGCTGATAAACCCACGCTCCTGAGTGGGCAACCAGTGGTCTATGTGAGGTGTTAACTCAGCAGCCTTGACGATGTTACGAAGGTGCCAAATACCCTGTAAGTCTCCAGAGTCAAACCACCTAAAGTGATTCACGCCTTTTGACTTACATCGCCTCTCGATAAGAAGCACAACAGCGTCAACCCATAGGTCATGGTTTAGGTTGGCCAGTCTTTTATTAAGGCCGGCTTGAACACTAGGGAAGGTGTAGTTACCTCTCATGGCATAGCACTTATGGCATGGCGTGCCCGGTATCTTAGCAAGCTTAGACCCAGTTATGCAGGCCTCCGCAGGGATAGAGAGCCCAAACCCAGGCATCTTAGATGGCTTGGATAAATCTGCCCCGACAATAGCAACGGCATCCTTAACCCTCATCTGATACCTCCACCTTCATGGACTCCATTACATGGAGCAGCCGCTCTCTGTTAGGTCCGGTGATGGGCTTGCCCCTAGACCAGTTCGCAATACTGCGAACGTGACAGGACATCATAAGAGCAATCACCTGCTTCTTATACCCGGCATCAACAAGAGCCTTAATTGCCCTCTTCTGCCAAGGGATAGCCGGGTCGTGCTTAGTGGTGTGCACGCTCTCTGCCCTAGGCGCATTGATGGTAAGGCACCCAACGCTAGGGCCTAGGTGATCGCCAAGTATTACCTCCACCCGTATAGACCCATCATGGCCTAGCTCTTGGATGTTGATGGTATACTTGTCGCTGCTAAGCCAAGCATCACCATCGCCACTATCATTAAAGTACTCAATCATTGGCCCTCTCCAGGCTATCTTTGTATTGCTCGACGAACTTACTGGCTGCGAACCTTGCTGAGTGCAAGTCGCCATCGTAGTAGTACCGCTCGGTAAGCAGGCCGCGCCTAAGGCGATCGCCCATACCACTGAACTCCATAACCCATCCGTAGTCAGGGTCTTTGGGGTAGTAGATAGTAGCCCTTGCGATGACTGTGGATAGCTCGCCGTATTTATCGTCATAGTCTAACTGCCACAGGGTATACATAGCCCTGTCACCCCAGTCAGAACCTGATATCTCATAGGTAGTATCAATCATGGGTTAACCTCGAATACGCACACATTCCTAAGCTTGTTGTAGCGTGCGTTAATTGTCATGGGGGCAGAACGCTTAGCGTCATGGATGTTAATGTATCTACCTACATCCCTGCCCACGTTAGCGATGATGAAGTCTCGACCTTGCTGCCAGTCATCTAGCAGCGCCTTCTTTGACTTATAGTCCCGGCCATACGCTGGCTTAATGATCATGAACATAGATCACCCCTGCTTATATGTGTCGAAGTCAAGGGGTAGTCCGTGGATCTCGTATAGCTTGCAGATAGCGTTGACTAACCCATCACCCGTAGAGGTAATAGGCCCATCGCCAAGCTTAGCCTCAAGCTGTCCAATCCTATGCTCTTGGAGTTTAAGCTCGTCGTCTAGAGAGCTAACCTGAGACTCCATCTCAGAGATAGAGGTGCTAAGGGTATCCGTCTTATCCTCAAGGTCAGTAATGAGGTTGCCGTGAGCGTCTAGCTGGCCGCTGAAGTCGTTATCGTCATCAGCGATAGCGTCTAGAATCTCAGACTTAACGTCGTTCTTCCAGTCGTAGCTATCAATCCCAAACCCAGCTAGCTCGCCAGTAACCTTCTCGCTTAGCCACTCGCTATCAAGCTCGTCGCTAACATAGTCCGAGATGACGTTAGCAACCGCGTCACTAACGAGGTCATCGATGTCGTCCCTTAGTGAGCCGACTTGATCGGATACCTCGTCGATATTGTCACGGTTAGTGCGGCCACGGTTAAGGGCAACGTGGGTGGCGTTAATCAAGCCACGGAAAGTGTAGTCAATAGTATCGTCTCTCATATCATCTATCCTTCGATGCAGTTGTCGCAGTAATCAACATCTGCATGCCTAGTTTCGGGCATGCAATTAGCGCATGACCATCTTTGGTTTGTAGCCATGGCACGCTTGCGCCTAGTAATAGTCCTCTTAACAAAAACAGTTTCATCATCTACTTCATAGTCTCCATTCACTATCCGATGTGCCTCCTCTATTGTTAGCTCTGGGTAGTGCTCAATTAGCATTTCAATTGCCACCCTTGGGTTAGTCTTGTACTGGCTTACGATGTTCGAGATAAACACTGGCGCACTAAATGTGGCCGATGCACTATCTAGCCAAGTCATATCTCTGA